CTGGATACAGGCTGCCGCTTAGGACTTCTACGAGCGCATCTTCGCTCATGGCCGGATGCTGATCGGCCTGTTTCATGACTGCGGACATTAGAAAACCTCGCGCCAGGCCGGCGCCGTCAGTTGAAAGGGGAAATGCCAGGTCACCCAGGCACGGAGGTACGCTCCAGGCCCTGGCTGCGGTGGATGGTTGCGCGCTCTCGGCCGCTTACGCTCCCGCATGGGGTACGGTTATCCCGAAGGGCCGCCGTGCTCGGCTACGTGATTCAGGAAGTGATGCTGCCGGCTAGGGCGCTGGCGAGCATGAAGAAGGTGCAGGCGAAGAGCATGGAAAAGGAGCCGCGCCAAGCCGCGATGCGGCGGGCCCGCTGGTAGGAGGTCACGCCCGAACCTCGTAGCCGACCGTCCATTCTCCGCAGATACAGGCCCGGCACTTCCAAGCCTGCGGGTTCTCAATGCTGGCCAGCGCCGCCTCATTCACCGCTGCGGCGAACGTCGGGCCCTTGAACAGCATCAGCACCCGGTCGGCCGGCATAGCCTGAGCCTCTGGCAGTTCGGCGATCTGCTCGTCGATGAGCGTGGTGATCAATGGTGTAGTCATGCAGCCTCCTTGCGCCGAACGGCAATACGCCGAATGTGCTCGCAGTAGTGTTTGAACTCGTTGGAGTCGATGGCCAGAAGAGAGAAGTAGGCGACCACCATCGTCTCGGCTTTCGCATCCTCCACCGGACCTGAGCCCGGCAGAAGCATCGTCTCGATGGCGGCCTCGATGGCGCTGGTAGCGATGCTGTGAGGGCTCATAGCCTTGCCTCGTCAGCCTCGTAGCTCAGGCCCTGGTCCACGTAACGCTCAAGCATTGCCTCGGCGATCTCGTACAGCTTGCCGTTTGCGTGATTGCTCTGGCCGACGATGTCCTCGACCATGCTTTTCACCGGGCCCCCGGTCAGCGCCTGTAGAAGAAGCTGGGCAAGGGCGGTGATGTCGTCCTGCTCTGCTTCCTGAAGCGACAGAAGGTGCTCGGCGACCTTGGCCACGAACTGCTCTTGGCGCACGCCCACCGGGCCGCCAAAACGCTGAGGGATCAGAACATCGCAGCCGCCGACCAGCTCCTCGGCCTTGCTCTCGATCCAGTTCTGCGCCGCTTCCTGATACGCCGAGTCGTCTTCCGGCTCAGCATGGTCATACCGCCATTGTGCTGCTCGAAGTGCGGTCATGGTCGCCTCCTTGGGCGCGCCTTCACAGGTGGATATTTGCTGACCTGAATGGCTTCGTGCTCATACAGTCGCCAAAGAGCAGCGCATGTAACCTGGTCGGCATCTTCGCTATCGCAATAGAGATTCACGCGGGCCTTTATCTCGCCAAGCCTGTGGACTCGGTACGCGATATGAGCATCCTCCGCGCTGTCAAAAATCCCGATACTTGTGGTCTTCCCGAAGCTTTTGTACCTAGCCCTGAAGCTCTTCCCATGCATGTGAACACCCATGGGAAGAGTTCTATTTTTCTTCGAGAGATTGGCTAGTAGAGAGTTGATCCACGGCGGTACGAACAGGCACGTTTCAGGGCTGTAGATCTTGTTCCCGATTACCAGCAGGTCTTTATCGAGAACCATCCCATCCCACCGTTGGGAGTCCATCCAGTTCTTGAAGCTGGAGAACCTGAGCCATTCGGGATCAACCGAGCAGCCTAGGTAGGTTGGATGCTGAGCGAGATACCGTGGCGAGTAGCAGCGCTCAAGCATGTGACCCCAGGTCCTGTAACGCTGATCGTCAGTGCAGCCCTGGCCACCCCAATCCCCGTCATTGATTCCTACGCCATGGACTAGAGTTCTCATGTTTTCGCCTGTCCGGTTGGTGGTGGGTTACTCGGTGGGTGGGGCGAGGTGTGGCTGCCAGTGCGTCACGCGGTGCTCGAAGCGCGAGCCATCCGCGTAGCGCCAGTCAATGCCGTTCCAGTAGAGGAAGCGGGCGCCGTTGAAGGCGCTCTGTGCTTTTCGTGCTGGTGTGTAGGCGATAACCCAGGCCTTGCCGCCACCCTTTGGCAGCTCAGGCATGCGCTCAGAGCACTTGATCCAGCCGCTCATGACTTCACCCGGGCGGCGAGCATGGCGTCAGCCAGCTTGTAGGCAGTGCTTGCGGTTTCGTTCTCGCAACCACCCACGCCCAGCAGGCAGGGAGCGCCTGCGGTTGATATGAGCCCCTGCAGCGCTTTGGCCGCGAAGTAATCGCGAATAGTCAAGCCGAAACAGGTGCCGTGGCCGCCGTATTCGCTTGCAACTACAGGGAAGGCCGGCTGTTCGCCCTCCTTAAGAGCGTCGTCGTATCGGTGCTGGGCGCCTTCGATCTGGCGATCCATTTGAGCTGCCATGTAGTCCATTTGGTGATCCTCGGTGGCCAACCGCATTGATCAGGTGCCGGGCACCAGGGACCAAGCTGGGTATGAAAAGCCAGCTCGGCACCTGTCAATGCGGTCGATTTGAAGGGAAGGGGATGCTCAAAGTGAAAGCCCGAGCATTCCCGGGCTTTCTGCATGTCGAGGGTTTTGGGCGGGACTACCGATGCCAGAACAGCAGCAGCCCCTATCTAGTACGCCAGCGCTCTCGATGTGCGCGCAGTGGACCGGTTGGCAGGCCGCTTTCAGGATGAGGTTCTGGCCTCATGTGGCTGAGCGCTGCGCCGATCAGGATCAGAAGGAGCATGTGGTACTCCAGTTGGGATGCGGGATGCATCGGAGGTATGACTTGGCGGGGATTCGAACCCCAAAGACTTACGCCAGCTTCGGCAGCGCTACCTGACTGACTGCACTCCGCACGCAGAGCGCCCCTGATCCGCCGAGGCAAACTACAAGTCACACCACCGATGGATCCTGCGATGGGGAGCAGGGCATCGGGCCGTCTTTCCGGCTGTCAGGGAATCAGCCCAGGTGCAGGGCCAGCATGCCGCGATCCATGATGTGCAGCTCGCCGGTGCTGTTCATGATTTCGCGAAGCTTTTCCACGCCGCCCGCTATGCCGGTGACCGCTGCCACCACCTGCAACTGGCCCCTCCGATCTGCGTTGCGCAGCGCTGAGCGGATTCGGTCGTCCTGTTTTCTGTCGTTCAGGTTCATCCTTTGTTCCTCCAGTGGATTCCCAAAGCACCCGGTCGCCCAGGTGCTTCAGTGAATCGCCGGTCATTTGTGTGCTTCGGGGTCTTTGATGTGCTTGTCGAACAGCTTCTTGTGGCGGCGGGCGAAGCGGGCCACGAACGCAATGGCAAGCAGGGAAACAACGAATAGGGCCAGCGCATAAAGCTTGAAGACCAGGTAAATCGACAGAGGCGTAAAAAGCACCACTAAAAACAAGTCGATGAAGGGGTCCGTTCTTGTCTCCCCCTTCTTGTCTTTCCACCACAGATAAGTGCTTGTAGTGCCCTTGGTTTCGAAGGTGGTCCAGCCGCGCAGTCGAGCTATAAGCTCAAGAACTGGGTTGCGGCCTGGCTCGCTGTCGTCGATCCATCCCCAGGCATGGCGCCAGGCTTTCCCAAGCAGGATGATCAATCCGCAAGCTACCGCTAGGGCAACCCCAGCGACCGCGCAAGCCAAGAGCTGCGCCGTTATTGACTCAAGAAATGGCGGGATACTCATAAGGTGTTCTCCGGTTGATTTCCCAATGCAGCCTGTCGCCAAGCTGCATCAGTGAAATTCGATGCCTGTTTTTACAGGGCCAGGCTCCCTGTTTCCTCGCTTTCCACAGTCGAGGGAAAACCATATGCTCCGATCTCCACAGTCGAGATAAGGAACATCGGAATGCCGGACTACATGGTTAGGGTTGAGATATTCAAAGCCGAAAGCGATGAATACTCGGATATGCACAAGGCGCTTGAGGCGCTTGGCTTGAAAAGGACAGTCCCAGGCGACAACGGGCTATGCAAAATGCCGCCAGGCACTTATTTCGGAACAAGCGGCCTCAGCACCTACGACTTGAGGCAGAAGGTTAAAGCCATCGCGGCCCCGTTCTCCTACCCTGCTGATCCCTCGGTATTTGTTTCTCAGTCGAGCGACTGGTCTGGCTGGCTGCGCCCGGCTTGATCGGACCCGCAGCCTGAGAACTGCCTGCCCTTGGGCATCTCGCTTACCCAGTAAGCCAGGTGATTCGAAGCGATGGCGAAAGCCTCGTCGAAGCTGACTTTCTCGTCGGTCGATATCTCCTGAACGATCTGGCGAATCCGCTCAATCTGCTGTTCGTTCATGTGCTTTACCTGCTCTCCGCGTGGTCCTGAAGTAGGGCCACCTGGAGAGCATCCGGCCCACACTTGGCGGGCCGGTAATCTCTTTCTCTTGCACAGGCCGACGGTCGCTTTCCCGTCAGTAGCTTCCAGCGCGACACGGGATCATGGTCCCAAGGCCAAACGCTTACTCGCCACCACCCAGCCTCTCCAGCTGCGCCCTCCGAATGAGGTGTCCTGTGCCCAGCGCCGACATGAGGTCGAATCGCTGCATACCGTTGCGCGGTACGTCCGCTGGCTATGCATCGGCCAGCTCGGCGTTCATCTGGTTGTTAAAGAGCGGTGAGGCTTGAGGGCCTCCCGAGGGGCTGTGTAGCGCCTCGATGGGTGTAAATATGTACCAGTGGTTCACAATCGTCAAGTACCAAAAGTACACATTTCTCCTGCGCCCACAAAAAAGCCCGCGCTAGGCGGGCTTCATGGATTCGGATGAATCACTCGTCAGGACTGGGCTTGGCGATGTAGTCCTTCGGGATGTACGGCACCTTGGTCACCTTGCCGTCTTTGGTTTCAAACGAAACCGACTTGGCGCCACTGAAGGCCGTGGCATGGCTGTACACCCATATCTGGCCGTCTTCTCTTGAGGTGACCATGTAGGGGTTGCCCATGATCTCGTAGAGCTGATCTTCGGTCATGCCGACCTTGACCTGGCTGGCCTGGCCAAAGGTGAATGGCGTGCCTGCGCATCCAGCCAGGACGATGACTACAGCAGCGAGAAGGAATCGGTGGATGTAGTGAAGCATGGCGACCTCCCTGTGAAATGAGCCGCCATCCTACCACTCTGGCCTTCCGCCATCACGCAGGCATGAGAAAGCCCGCCGAAGCGGGCATGCTTAAGTTTGCAGGGCTGTACCTGGACGAGTAGGGCGCTGGCAGGCATCCATCAGGCAAAAGAAAACCCGCCGGGGCGGGTTCTCGATTTTAAAGTTACAGGCTCTGTTGGACCATTTTTTCAGCTGGCCATATGTTCTGGGCAAACATCAATCGTGGCCGTCCAGACGCATCAACCTCGTACTCTCCCTCAATGCATACCAAGCTACCAAGTAGAGATTTCGCGCTTTCGCCAGTGGTCTCTGGAATTACGCACCTGAGACTCCCGATTGATTCCACACTGCGCAAAAGTACGCGGGACGAGTCCAGATCGATAGCCCGGATCTCTCCGACAAACTTCCCGAACCGTTTGGTCTTGGTCATGGGCTTCAGCAGAGCCTCACGCAATACAACCCTGTCCCGATTAGTAAGAGCGTTCCTCTTGGCGTCAGGTGACGAGATATCGATCGTATGGATCCCGGCCCGGCCCGTCGGAGAAAGACGAAAAACGGCTTCAAGGCTTGCATCTCTCAGGGCTGGATCCGGCATGAGTTCAGATATTCCTACGCTAACCTTCTCATCGTCGATGAATTCAGGAATTGTCGGAAGCTGGCGGATAGCCATGCGCAGCGTCTCAAAAACCACTTCTGGCTCATCGCTCCCCAAAATAGAGCTAATTGGCGAGAGAGAAAATCCAGCATAGATGCTGCCTGGAGCAAATCCCGAAAACCGGAGGTCTAGTTTTTTGGCAAAAAGCTTGGAGTTTATATCGGAGAGGTCAAATATCGATTTGGCCAGAATCCTGATTTGCTTCTCGGCCGCAGTGCACAGCCAGTTGAACGCATGCAGGCCAGGCGTTGTAGTGGCCGTGGACGGGCCTTCTGCATGCATCACAAGGTCAGAAGAATCAAGGATTCTGGCTAAAGGCATTTCTTCCGCATAGAGATCCTCGATCATCTTCCGAAGCCGGGCAATGGCTGGCGATATATCCACTTGGGCCTGGGCCTGAGCTGACTGCCAGGCAAGCATCTGGTCGAGTAGCACGCCAGCCCTTCCATGCACCTGTTCTACCCACGTTCCCATTGGATTACCTCCACAACGCCGCGCGCTGCGCGCTCATCGATCCCCTTGGCAGAGGCTGTCTTCGGACCAACATACTGAAAAAACTTCACGAAATCATTTTGGCCCGGCATTTGTATAGACGGATAAAAGTCTACCTTGTAATCAATTTTGTGCTGGTCATGCATGGCGTAAAGGCCCATCACGGCAGCAAATCGATCTGGCGGCATGGCGGGTAAGTATACCGTCGCTTCGATATCCTCTGGCTGAGGTTTGTCGGAAAAGAAACTCCCTCCAAGAAAAAGCCTTAGCCCAGATCCCGAGCCCTTTAAAGGCCCGTCGATAAACCTGCGTACGTCGCAGTAGAGGTCCGAGCGCTGAGATGTATGGAGAAAAATTTGCTCAATGTCTCTAAAGCTGCAAGCGTGCTCACCTTTCGGCAGCAGTCCTCTATGATCAAGCGATGGCAGAGCCACTGCCGCCTCCTTGCGTTGAAATTCATTGAAGAAATCAGGGCTTCAGCCCTCGTTTCACTTTTTCGTGTCGACAGAACGACCCAGCGATCCGCCCTTCACCTCTTCCCCATACCCCACCAACCGATCAGCGAGCTCATGCAGCTCCCCGACACGCTTCATCGCCTCCATGAACTGGGCTTCCTCGCCGCCTTGAGCCTTGTGGAAGATCTCCAGTGCGGCGCTTTCCAAGGCGAAGGCAGCATCCTTCAGGTCTCGGCGTAGCTGCTGGTTGGGCTTGGTTAGGGGCATGGTTATACCTTCTTCACATCGCCTGAAAACCGGTCGGAGATCTTCTCTGCACCGCCAAGCTTCTCGACGAGCTCGGCCCAGGGCTCCCTTCGGCACTCTTGTTGGATGGCCTCGCAACGCTCATCGGGATCATCAATGCTTTCGGCTAGCTGTCGGACCGAGAGCAGAAACCGGTGAAAGTCGCTTCCGTGTGTCGGCACAGGGCCTATCTCAGACGCCATTGTCGAGAAGGGCATCATGCGGTCAGAAAGCTCTGTTTGAGGGACCCATATTCCCTGCCATTCCTCACTGACGAAGATTGGAGGCGGCGCAGATCGATCCCAATAGGTCTCGCCATGGCGCTCAAGGACGCAGTACGGCGTCCGAAGCTGCATGGTCGCGACAAACATGAAGTTTGTGACGAAGTCGCCAGGCCATGACTGGTCGGCAGCTTTGTATTCCATGGGCTAGAGGACTCCGCCACGCCAAATTACGCGGCCCAGGATTCGGTGCTCATGGATCTCTCCGTCCGGAACCTTGAGATCTGCATAGAGTGCTTTGTCTGGGTTATCGCTGCGAATTATCCATCCCTCCAGGTCGGAGAAGATCAGGCGCTTGACGATGGCACCCTTGTTCTCGCTGAAGAGCGCGAACACCTGGCCGTCTACAGGATCGATCCGTGACTCATCAATCAGTAATACGTCGCGATCACTTATGGTTGGCTCCATGCTTGAGCCCTGCGCGTAAATTACCTTCAGGTTCTTCGGGTTAAGGCCCATGAACCGGATCCACTCGCGCTTGAACGCGAGCGTCCCCCTAACCTCGACGTGGTCATTGGATTGACCTGGCCCCGCAGAAACTAGAGCGGTGTACTGCTTGATGTGGACGTAGGCGTCCTCTTTGTCATCCTCGGTGGGGAAGGCGGGAATGTCGGCAGGTTGCGACGCCAACAGCTTTTCGGCTCCTTGATCGTCGTCCCGCATGTCGCCGCGCCCATATTCAAGCCACTCAACCCGAACCTTAAGCGCGGATGCAAGGGCGAGCATCTTAGCTCCGCCTGGCATCGATTCTCCGTTCAGCCACTTGCTGCTTGCCTTTGGTGTGACCCCGGCGAGTTTCGCCAGGCGAGCGCCGCCGCCCCACGAAGGAATGTCGTTGGCAAGCAGGGCTTCTCTCAAGCGCGCCGCGAAGGACGCTCGTATTTCTTCTATCTGAACCATAGGTTCAATATCGCACGCGCTTGCATGTACTTTCAGTTCCGACATAATATGTACTGACAGTTCATATTTCGTTTGGAGGCCCCATGCAGGAGCTCAAGAAGGCAATCGATGATGCAGGTGGCGTGACCGCCGTTGCGCTCGCTTGCGGGAAAACGCCGCGCGCCGTCTACAAGTGGCTCACCGCTGGCTGCCTCCCGCGCACCGAATACACCGGCGAAACAACCTACGCCGAAAAGATCGCAGCCCTGGCAAAGGCCAATGGAAAGCCGCTCAAGGCTCAGCGCCTTCTGGCTGCCACTGCGCCAACCAAGACCGCCGCCTAATCCATTTCAACCGCAAGGAGCAGTACCCGTATGGCCTATCACGACCAAAGTCACCTGAAAGACCGGGAGATTAAGTCGCGCTACGACGAGGAGACCTATGAGGCGCTTAAGGCCGTAGCTCGGCTGCACAAGCTTCAGCTGGCTGTCTTCGTGCGTATGTGCGTGGAGGAAAAACTGGAAAGCATCATCGAGAGCGATGTTAACGACAAAAGCCAGACGGCCTGAAGGCCCGGAAGGAGGCCTACGTGCCCGAAACCACGATCTGCCACGGGATCGATGGACGCCTCTACGAAAAGCTTGAGCGACTGGCGAAACAGGCAGGCATGTCGCCTGAGCAGTACGCCGCAAAGCTGGGAACAGAGCGCTTCTTCGAAAAGACCAGGCCGAGGGGAGCCGGAAAAATCCGAAACCTCCCGGTACCACAAAGGAATCAGGACTCAATAGGCCCTGAAAAAGGAGGGACTGATGAAGGCCCAGATTAGCGAATCCGCTGAATCGCGGACACAAAAAAGCCGCCTGGCGGGGCGGCTCCTTCTAAGCACAGTGGTAACTCATCTGTAGGGTGAATCATGACGGAATCGAAACTCCCAGGCAAGGGGCTAATCAAGCCCGCGCCACAAATTGAAGATAATGAAAACGTGGCGCGGCAAACCATGAGTTCGCGAGAGATTGCCGAGCTCACCGGGAAACGCCATCCCGACGTGAAGCGCGACATTCATGTAATGGCTTCCGATCTGAAAGTCGATGTGAGCAGTTTTGCTCACATTTATCTTGATGGTCGCAATCGCAGGCAAACCGAATACCTCCTTGATCGCGAGCACACGGAGTGCCTGCTGACTGGCTACAGCGCCATGCTGCGTATGCGCGTAATTCGCCGTTGGCGGGAGCTGGAAAAGATAGTTCTTGATCCAGCCAAGAAGGTGAACGGCGCCAAGGTCAACGGCGAGATCGCGATCTTTGAATGCTACACGCGCCTCCTCAAGCCTTCGCCTTCCAGCCAGATGGCCATGCTGAACAGAATCGCCGCCAACAACGGCCTGGAATCCAGCTTCTTGCCTAGTTACGCCATTGATGCCGCTCCAGATGCTACTGGAGGCTCATCCATGCAAACCCTGCCTCTGACCGATCTGCTGAAAGATCGTGGCATTCGCAGCACTGCCAGGGTGTTCAATCGGTACCTAGCCGAAAAGGGGTTAATCAAGAAATGCCAGCGGAACAGCACCAGGCGCGGCGTCGTGGAGTTCTGGGCGATCACTGAAAAGGGGCTGCATTTCGGCAAGAACCTGACCAGCCCTAACAGCCCACGCGAAACCCAGCCTCATTGGTATGTCGAGCGGTTCGATGAACTGGTGGAGCTTGTAGGGAAGGGCCGCCTATGAAGCTCGTGACGATCGTTGTAGCAAATCCTGTCGATCCGATTCGCCTGGGCATGCAAATCGTTGGTGGCCGGGTCACTGCCGCTGGGGTTGGTGACTACTGCGCCTACACCGAACTCATGGAGGCCGCTCAGGAGCTAGTGCTACTGCTCGAAAACGGAATCCCGCCAGGCCATGAGCAGCTCGACGCTGCAGTGCGCACTGCTCGCGAGATCATCACCAAGCTGGAGGCCCAATGATGGCCCGCATTCGCACTATCAAGCCAGAATTCTGGTCGAGCGAGCAGGTGATGTCTTGCCGGCCACTTGCACGCCTGCTGTTCATCGGCCTGTGGAACTTCTGTGATGACGGCGGCAACCACCCGCTGGCAGCCCGCACGATCAAGGCTCTGGTGTTTCCCGGTGACGACATCACCACAGAAGAGGTGAGCGCGCTCCTTGTCGAACTGGAAGGCGCCGAACTGACTCGCAGCTACTGGGTGGCCGGGAAGAACTACCTGCACATCTGTGGCTGGAAGCACCAGAAGATCGAGAAAAAGAACTTCAAATACCCAGCCCCTCCCGCAGAAATCGAAGATGAGTCGGAGAGTGGTCGCCGACAATTCGCCGAGGAGTCGCCGACTGGTCGTCGACCGGTTGACCCCGGAAGGGAAGGGAATGGAAGGGAAGAACACAACACACAACGCGCGGGCGAGGAATCCGGCGTTGATCCAAAGCTGCCGACCGAGATGGACCTTGAGTGGAAGCCTGACGACAAGCTGCTGAAGGCCTATGCCAAGCGCATGGGTATCCCTGTCGACCTGTTCACCGATGAAGCGACCGCCGCGTTCGTTTGTCACTACTCGGCATCTGGACGCTGCGAGACGCAAGCCTCGTGGGTGAGTCTGCTGGTCAAGTGGGTGAAGCGTGACATGGCCAGCGCGAGCAACGTTCGTCCATTCCCGCTGAAGCGCCAGGCGAATGGCCCTGACTTCAACGACACCAGCTGGGCTGATGACCTGGGGGGCTTATGAGCGCACAACCGAAACTGCGCAGCGTCACGCAGATCATGGCGGCGACCAAGAACGTGCCTGACGAGGTGCAGGTCCCGGCCAAGCAGCTGGATCCAGGCACTACCGAAGTGGTCAACGCCCTGTTCAAGGAGCTGCAGGCCATCTTCCCGGCGTGGAAGCAGGCCTGGCCGGATGACGATGCCCTGAAGGCTGCCAAGCGCAGCTGGATCAAGTCCTTCGTCGCCGCGGGCATCAACACGCTCGAGCAGATCCGTTTCGGCATCCAGAAGTGCCGGGTGCTGGGTACCGACTTCGCCCCGAGCAGCGGCAAGTTCATCAAGCTGTGCCAGCCAACCCCGGAAGAGATGGGCATTCCGCCGCTTGCGCGGGCCCTGGCAGAGGCGCTGGAGAACTTCCACCCCAGCAGGGCAGGGTCACGCGTTTGGACGCACGCAGCGGTGCGCCACGCGGCCCTGGAATGCGAAGCGCAGAACCTGGGCCAGATGGAGCCGGAGCGGGCCGAGAAGGTGTTCGCCCGGGCCTACGACATCACGATCCGCATGTTGGTCGCCGGCGAGCCACTGGGCGACATCGCCACCGGCATCGGCCACGACAGCCAGAAAGGTGCTGCGCAGCTTGCCGACGAGTACGCCAGCCAACGCCAGGCCCGGTTGCTCGAAGTCCAGCAAATTCCCAGTGGTGCTGCCGCGTGCCGTGCACACCTGCTGGCCAAGTTGAACATCAAGCGCGCCGGGCAGCCAGCCGGGGAGGGGGTGTGATGAATCTCACCATCAAGCAGTTCGAGGAAGAAACCCGCGCCGCAGCGCAAGAGATCCAGCGCCGGGTCCGCGCCCTGGTAGGCCGGAAAATCAAGGTGCTCAGCGACTACAACGGCCAGTGCTACGGGTCCAGCAAGCCGTCGCAGAAGGGCAAGACGCTGACCATCGCCTCTGCTTCCGTGAATGACAGTGGGTATCTGACCGTCCGCCCAGTTGAGTTCAACGTCTACATGCGCGCCGACGAGTTCGAGTTGGTTGGCGACCAGGCGGTGATCGAGGAGAAGCACTGATGGACACCAACAAGATGCGCGACATCAGCCGCGATCAGTTCGAGAGCTTCGCTCGCGATGTTCTGGATTGGTCAGACGATGAGTTTCGTCTGGCATCGGATGGGAAATCCTACTACTGGGGCTCCACGGGTGAAGCCTGGGTGTTCTGGCAGGCCAGCCGCGAGGCCGTGGTCATCCAGGCGCCCGACATGAAACACAAACGGTACTGGGAACAGTTTGAGGATGTAGAGGGCGAGTCCTTCATCTACGGAAGGTACATCGGGCACTTCATTGCAGCCATTGAGGCCCAGGGCCTGAAGGTGGCGCCATGACAATCGACATATTCCGGAAAGACCTGATCGTTGAAGTGCTGCACATGGGGGAGGGCGACGAGACCTTCATCACGGCAGTCAGCGGCCGCATCACTGTGGAGCGTCTGCAGGAGATCGAAAAGCAAATGGCTGACGGCGAGGGGTTCGATAAGGGCGCCGGATCGTACGTGTTCGACTGCGCTTACTTCCCAGGCCAGTACGGCGAGTTCGGCTATTGCGAACTGCCGCCGTGCTGGGAACTGACTCCCGTCGGTTTCGTATCCCTTGAGCAACTGGTCCTTGAAACGGCCGCGGAGGACGACGATGACTGACTTCGTGATGCACAGCATGGCCGACGCCAATCGTCTCTTCGGGATCCTGCAAGCCCAGGACTTCACACGACCCAAGAAGATCGTCATCAGGGACCAAGACCGCAGCGGCGAGCAGAACAAGAAGCTCCACGCCTGCCTGTCCGATATCGCCAAGCAGGTCGAGCACGCCGGCAAGAAGTGGGACGTGCTGATCTGGAAGCGCCTCCTGACGGCCGCCTGGCTGCGTGAGAGCGGCGAACAGCCCCAACTGATACCGGCGGTCGACGGCAAAGGCTTCGACGTCGTTTACGAGCGCACAAGCCAGCTCAGCGTGAAGCAGTGCGCGAGCCTGCTGGAGTGGATTCAGGCGTTTGGCGCCGAGCACCAGGTTCGCTGGAGCCAGAAGGATCTGTGGGAAGGGAGGTACTGATGAGCCATCAATTCAAGCCGGGCGATCTGGCGCTGGTGATCAACTGCGGGCAAGAAGAACGGATTGGCACGACCGTTGAGGTTCTTGAGGTCCTGCTCGACGACCAGAAGGAGTACCAGGCGTACGGGTTTACGCACGAAGGCCACGCCGACGGCTCTCCATCTGCTTTCGTAGATTTCGGCGGCACTGGTGACGTCTGGTTTTTCTCCCAGAAGAATCTCATGCCGCTGCGCGGAGACTTCGCCCCCGAGCAGCAGAAAGCCAAGGAGGCCGAGCCATGCGCGTAGTCAGCAAGAAGGTGCGCGAGAGCGCCCGCGGCCAGGACTGCACCGTGCGCATCCCTGGCATCTGCAACTTCAACCCCGACACCACCGTGCTGGCGCACCTGCCGTGCGGGCAGAAGGGAATGGGCATGAAGGGCTTCGACACCGTGGCGGTTTACGCCTGCAGCGCCTGCCACGACGTGCTCGATGGCCGGGGGAAAGGTGAGGTGGACTGGTCCGACATGCCTCGGGCAATTGCTGAGACTCATGAGGCCCTGATCCGGGCCGGCATTCTGACCATCAAGGGGGCCGCATGACGGAACTGACACTACCGTGGCCGCCGGCCGCATGCAGCCCGAACGCAAGGGTGCACTGGACCAGGAAGAGCAAGGCGGCGAAGTCCTACCGGGCAGCCTGTCACCTGCTGACCAAGCAGGCCGGCATCAAGGCGCCCAAGGGTGAAGCGCTGCTCATGCTCGAGTTCGTTCCGCCAGATCGCCGCCGGCGCGACGACGACAACCTGCTGGCGATGTTCAAAGCGGGCCGTGACGGCCTGGCAGACGCGCTGGGAATCGACGACAACGTGTTCGCCACCCAGATCAGGGTGAGCAAGGAAACGATCAAGGGCGGCGCTGTGCGCGTCCGTATCCAGGCACAGGAGCAAGCAGCATGACACCAGCATGGGGATTCCTGATTCTGGCCACCCTCATGGTGGTGGGTGGTGCGGCGCTGTCCTGGGCTGGGGCAGTGCGCCGCAAGCGCTGCTACGAAGAATTTCTGCTGAAGAAGACCAATCGCATCCAGGGAGAACGACCATGAAAGTAATCAGCGCTCGCCAAGTTTGGCACGACGCACTGCACGAGAATCGCGCATCCGCCCTGGCGGTGGCCGCAGAGCAGGCAGCCCTGGGCAAGAAGGGTGGCTCCGCCGACGTGAAGATCATGGTCATGCTCGAGAATCACGACGGTCAGGAGGTCTGCAAGGTGTACGAGGTTCGAAAGGAGGGGGTGCAGGAAACTCGACCAGGTCGCCGCCTCACCAACGACCGCTGCGCGCACATGCTGACCGCCGGCCTGGTGTTGCAGGCGATCGACTCTCTGCCGAAGTCACTGCGTCACCTCGGGCACTTCCTGTACTCCCCAGTGGCCAGCGGGAACGACCTCAGCATATCCCATGGCTTGGTATGGCTCGGGAGCGGCCTGGAAGCGCTCACAGATCGCAAGAAGCAGCGAGCCTACTGGATGGCCATGGCTGCTCTCCAATCGCACAAAATCCTCGTGCACGGCGGCGAGGCGATGGGGCCGGGGGCGGTATGCATGTTCGTCGAGGATCGCACCGGCGAGAAGATGAACCCGCAGAACTGGGCCAGGGATTGGCAGGAGGTGTGGGATGCGCTCTGCGCCCAGGTCGACAAGCTCGACAAGCAGGCGCTCAAGCCTGTTGCACGGGTGGTGGAAAGGCTTCGTGAGCGCAATGACGAGGAGCAGGAAATAGCCGCTTGACAGTTTGAGGAGTGTTTTGGCACTATTTCGCCATCGTCATAATTTCGCCTTTGGCGAAAACATTCAAAGCCCGGCCCACAAAGCCGGGTTTTTTATTGCCCGAATAGGCCCTCAAGAGGCCCTGAATTCCCAAGGACAACCAATGGCCGAACCAACAAGTACCGCCGCTGGCGTCCTGCTGGTGAAGTACGGCGTGATCATTGGCGGCTTCGCAGGAGCGAT